AGGACCGGGAGATCCTGTCCCTGTCCGGGGCGCCGCTGACCCGCTCCGCCCCGGCCGACGGCGGCGCCTCCTCGCGCTTCGACCCGCTCCTGGACCTGCTGGCCTCCGTGCTGGAGCCCGCCTACGGCTTCGGGTCCCTGCACGCCTACAAGCGCAAGTTCAAGCCGCGGGCGGTGCCCATGTACCTGGCGGTCCCGGACCTGGTGGACCTGCCCACGGTGGGGATCGCGATCGCCCGGGCCTACCTGCCCGACCTCAAGCCCTCCCAGACGGCGCGCTTCGCCCAGGTGCTCATCAGCCGCGACTGAGACCGGACGCGGACGAGGCGGAAGACATGGCGGAGCCGGCCGACTCACTCCCCGGGAGGAACCGACCGGCTCCGTTGCTCGGCTTCTCAGGAGCGGCTCGCGTTTACTCCCCCTTGTCCTCGACAGCCGCGCGCCCGGCCTCCAGGCGGGCCACCGGTACCCGGAAGGGCGAGCAGGAGACGTAGTCCAGGCCCACGCGGTGGAAGAAGACGATGGACTCGGGGTCGCCGCCGTGCTCACCGCATACGCCCATCTTCATCTTCGGCTTGGTGGAGCGGCCACGCTCCACGCCCAGGCGCACTATGCCGCCCACGCCGTTCTCGTCGATGGTCTCGAAGGGAGAGATCCCGAAGATGCCGTCGTCGATGTAATGGCCTACGAAGGAGCCCTCGACGTCGTCGCGCGAGAAGCCCCACGTGGTCTGGGTCAGGTCGTTGGTGCCGAAGGAGAAGAAGTCGGCCTCCTGGGCGATGTGGGCGGCGGTGACGGCCGCGCGCGGCAGCTCGATCATGCAGCCCACCGGGAAGTCGAGCCGGTATCCGGAGGCCTCGGAGACCTCCTGCAGCACCCGCTCCACGCGCTCGCGCGCCAGCTGGAGCTCACGGACCGAGCCGATGAGCAGGATCATGCCACCGATAAGGTCTATTATGGCGCTAATAAAACCTCCGGGGCCCTGGGGTTGTGGGGACACTTCTAACATCCTTTCTTTTTGTGATTTTTCACCCAAAATAGTGTACCGTATTTATTGTATTGTTATTCATCCCAACAGAGAGGGGACACGTCTCATGGACGGAATCCTTAACAAGCCCCATATTGACCCTTTCAAACCCCATGTCATCAAAACCAGTATCGAGTACGGTGCGCTCCTAGATGAGGCTGGAGAGGTCACAACCGAGTCGTTTGCCCGTTGGCTTACTGGTGACACTAGCAACGATTGTTTCTTCATGGATGTGTATGTTGAGGGACTGACTTTTTTGTATCACTACTGGGAGCGTGAACACATCTCATACCGGAAGAAGAAGTATATGAAGAAGATGGTGAAGAATACATAGAAGCCCAAATAGTTTATACATTGGGCAAGGTGTTAAGCACTAAAAACATTTAATAACCCTTTAAATATTCAGCTGAGTTAGAAAAACAAACGTACAAAAGCAAATCAACAGGGCATCAGGTGTGAGTAGAGTTGCCCGTTATGGTAGAAATGAGAAAGGTCAAGCGTTGTCACAAAAACAACGTAGACGAAATGTATATATTGCCTTTCGTAGACAAGCTGGTTTGTCAGCAGGTTAATCTATGAATATCTACCAACACACCCAGCAAGTAATTAACACGGTTAAAGCTAAAACTAACCGTGTTTTACTGTTTTATTCTTGTGGCAAAGATAGTATTGCATTACTACACTGGTGCGCCAAAAACTTCGATGAGGTAGTATGTGTATTTATGTACTTTGTAAAAGACCTTGAACATATCAATAAATACATAAACTTCTCAAAAAAGCAATACCCTAACATTTCATTTATACAGCGTCCTCACTACGCCCTTACTTACATCAATAAATCAGGGTTATTCTGTACCCCTCAAAATACACGCATACTCAAACTATCAGATATTATACAATCAGTACGCCTTGAAACACAAATTGACTACGTATTCTTAGGAATGAAACAGTCCGATAGTATGAATAGGCGTATAATGTTACGACAATACGAAATGCAAGCCATTTCACCTACAAAACTCGTGTATCCATTTTCACTATGGAAAGATAAAGATGTATTGCGATACATTAGCAATAACCGATTACCAAAGCCTATCCAATATGGGAACAAGAAAAGCAATGGAGTAACATTTGACCTTGATGTATATCTATACCTACGAGAGCATTATCCTGATGACTTGCAAAAAATATTAGATGTTTACCCATTATCTGAAAAAATACTATTTGACTATGACCAAAAAAACAAAAACACCAAAGGAACTATACAAGCAAAGTGAAACCATCACCATAAACCGTTCACAAATAAACTTTGCCCCTTTCAATCCTAAAAGGCATACAGACGAGCAAATCGCACAAATGCGTAAAAACATCAAAAATGTAGGCTTTTTAGGGGGCATTATTTGGAATGAACAAACCTCAAACCTTGTAGATGGACACAAGCGGGTAATGTCCCTTGATATTATTCATAAGTACGATGGTACACCCGAAACCGACTACACAATCAAAGTAGAAAAAGTGTCTTTTGACCTTAAAACAGAAAAGGAACAAAATATATTTCAAACACGCTCGCGTACCGAACTTGACGAAGAACTAATGCGCTCGCTCATTCCTGATATTGATTACCTCAATGCAGGGCTTGATGATTATGACCTCAATCTATATGCAGTAGATTATTCTTCCTTTGAAGTACCCGACCTATCACAAGCCATAGAAGATACATACGCTCCCATAAAGCAAGAAAAAGACATTGAGCGAGAAATATCCAACGAAGAGAAAAAGCAACAAGTCAAAGAAGCAAAAGAAGCTATCAAACAACAAGCTATTGAAAAAGCCCAAAATTTAGATGCTTACGTAACGCTTTCCTTTGATAACTGGAAAAACAAAGAAGCCTTTATGCTTCGTATGGGGTTTGATCCTGAATTTAAAATGATAAAAGGGGAAACACTATCAGCAAAGGTAGAGAGAATAGACTAATAACATTTAATAACTTTTGATATGAAACCACGTAAGAAGATAGATAATGAAAAATATACCGACGAGGAGCTTAAACAAGCTCTTATCAAGGCTAACGGACAACCTACCAAAGCTGCCGAAATACTTGGTGTTACCTATCCATCTGTATATGGGCGTATTCGTAAAAATCCTGAATTGGAAATGGTACAAAAAGCCTACCGAGCACGCACATTCAATGATGTATCAAACTTGGTATCTGTCATTGCTATTATGGGTGTTATTCGTGAGCCTCTTACTGATGAAGATGGTACTGTAATACCTAATCAATTCCGTGAAGTGCCAGTTGATTATCGTACTCGTATGACCGCAATGCAAACAGTATTATCCACTTTCAAAACAGACGATGGCATAAAAGAGGAAGTGTCTGTACAAGGCAGCATAGACATTGCCCAATGGCTAAAGAACAACAACAAGAACAATGATTAAGACCCAACCTGTATATGATCCTTTGTACTTGAACAAGGATAAGTTCATCATCATCCTTTCAGGAGGAAGGGGGTCGGGTAAGTCGTACAACGCCTCTACCTTCTTAGAACGCTTATCTTTTGAGGCAGGGCATAAAATCCTTTTCAGCCGTTATACAATGGTATCTGCTCATAGCTCTATTATCCCAGAGTTTGAGGAAAAGATAGAAGCAGAAGGGACACAAGCCTATTTTAGTATCACCAAAACAGCTATCAAAAACACCTTTTCAGGCTCTGAAATTCTCTTTAAGGGTATCAAAACCTCATCAGGGAACCAAACCGCTAACCTTAAGTCCTTACATGGTATCACCACATTCGTAGGTGATGAAATGGAAGAATGGCTATCAGAGGAGGATTACGAAAAACTAATCCTTTCAATTCGTCAAAAAGGGGTGCAATTGCGGGTTATCCTTATTCTGAACCCCTCCAATGCCGAGCATTTCATTTATAAGAAGTACATTGAAAAAACGCACAAGGTAGTAAAGATTGACGGAGTAGAAGTGCAAATATCTACCCATCCTGATGTATTGCATATTCATACTACCTACTTTGATAACATAAAAAACCTTAATGAGCAGTTTTTTAAACAGATTGACGAAATTAAAGCCCAAAGCCTCGCACAAGCTACTGATGAACAAGGCAATTTCTCTCAATCTATGTTCAACAAAACCAAATATGCACAAAAGATTATAGGTCGATGGGCTGATGTATCCGAAGGGGTAATATTCACCAACTGGGAGACTGGAGCATTTGACACTTCACTCCCTTATGGGTACGGACAAGATTACGGCTTTTCTATTGACCCTGATACACTCATCAAAGTAGCGGTGGATAATCGTAGCAAAATCATTTACATTGATGAAAAGTACTATAACAACAAGCAATTATCCTCTGACGGACTTTATCAGCTCAATAGTACTTTGATAGATCACCCTGACGACCTTATTGTAGCTGATAGTGCCGAACCTCGACTTATTGCAGACCTAAGAAACAAAGGGTTAAATATTGAACCTTGCGAAAAGGGAGCAGGCAGCGTATCAGCAGGTATTACCACTATGCTCAATTATAAGTTAGTAGTAACCCCTGAGAGTTTCAATGTAATGAAAGAGCTAAAAAATTACGCTTGGAACGATAAAAAAGCAGGCATACCAATAGATAACCACAACCACGCCATAGATGCTATTCGTTATATTACAATGAAGCTGCTAAGTGGTACCAATAACAACCTATACCAACTCGCCTCAATGATTTAGCAGGTAGCACCTGCATGCAATTATTTTATAATAACTTATACTATGGACAAACAGAGAATGACCCAAGAAGAATTTAAACAAGATGTATCTATCATTGACACCTCTACCTATCAAAGGCAGTATGATGTCAAAAAGCACGAGATATTCACCAACAAACATAAGTTCCCAGACCCTGAAATAGTAATACCTCTTATGGACGAGGTAGGTAATCCCTTATTAGATAGTCAGAACAAACCACGTTTTGAAAAGCGTAGTCGTTCCCTCAATCGTATAGGACTACCTTATCAAAAGCGTATCGTTGAAATAGCTACCATGTTTCAAACAGCTATCCCCTACAAATATACCGCAGAGGACAGTCCGCTCTTTGCTGCCTTTCAAGAGGTTATCAAAGCCAACAAAATGAGCTTCTCTGATAGTGCTATTTGTACAGAGGTCAAGCGCTACACCCTTGTAGCCGAGCTTTGGTATTTGGAGGAGCAGCCTAACGAACAATATGGCGTACCTACTCAATATCTATTGCGACACAAAGTGCTATCTCCGCTCAAGTACAAGCTATATCCACGCTTTGATGATAATGACAACCTTATCTCTTTTGCTATTGAAAGCACTACCAAGGATAATAAAAAGACCATATTCCAAGGCTTTACCGCTGATGAGATATACACCTTTACCACAGAGAACGGAGTTACTACCACAGAGGTAAAACCTAATATAATTGGCAAAATACCTGTAGTACTCTATCGCCAAGAGGAAACAGAATGGAATGCTGTACAGCACCTCATAGAGATAGCCGAGGTACAGCGCACCTATTTTTCTGAAAGTAACAAGAAATTCGGAGAGCCTATCCTAATGATCGCAGGAAAGGTAGAGGGTAAAATGGCTGTCAATAATACAGGGGGCAAGGTCTATGAGGTCAAGGACGGAGGTAATGTCCAATTCGTAGTACCTCCTAATGCTAATGAAAATTTTGACCGTGAAATGAGTATGAATAGGCGTGATATACACGAGTTCACCCATACTCCTGACCTTTCCGATGAGTTCTACGCAGGCAAAGGTAATATGCTCTCAGGAGTAGGGCGCAAACTCGCATGGCTACCTGCTCATCTCAAGGCAAAAGA